GGCCCCGCCGATGCCTAGGCCTATCAATGAGGCGACGTGGTGCCCGCAGTGCGGGCCGCGCGTCCATGTCGACGATGACGGGTGTTGCGCGATGTGCGGTTGCGACGCCGTCGGCCACGGTGCGACGTTCGCCTGCGTCCTTCTGCGGGAGCGGGACCAGCATCGCGGATCCGCAAGGCGTGCGCTCGCATGGGGGCTTGCGTGGGCTGCCTTCGCCATCGCCATCGCCCTGCTCCTGCTGCCCACCGTGGCGCATGCCCGCTGGAGCCCGCAGGCCGAGGCGCGGATCCGGCGGGACCGCTCAGCGATCCTGGCGGCGTCGGCGGCGACCGGGGTGCCGGCGGAACTTCTGGCGGCTGTCGCCGGCCACAAGACGCAGGCCAGGCTGATCCCGTCGACGGCGAGGGACGCCCACGGGCGCCCGTTGGACTGGGGCCCCGGACAGGTGCGCTGGCGCACCTGGGGCCGCCTGCTGCGTGACGCCGGAATCGCTCAGCGGCCCGAGGACCTGCTGCAGGCCGGGGCGGGCTACATGGCGGCGGCGTGGGTCCTCGCCCGCAAGCGGGCCAGATACCGGCCCCGCAGCCGGGCGCTGTGGCTCTGCCTCTACGGGGTGGGGCTGCAGGACAGGAACTTCAAGCACGACTGCGGCTACTCGCGGCAGGTCGAGAAGAACATCAAGCGCGCCCGCCGGGCGCTGATGGGGAGATCGTGAAAGACCAAGTCGAGAAGCGAATCGCAGTGCTGCGCAGCAGGCTTGTCCGTGCATGCGAGGCGCTACGAGACGCTGCGGAGCACACCATGGAGCAGGCTTCAGACTCCGAAACTGGTCCCATTGATGGCCGGCTGCGGGGGTTGGCGGCTCATGCCCAGTCGCTGATTGACCAGATCGACGCGCTGGAGGCCGTGGTCTTCTTGGCTGGCAACGACGCCGCCGCCGGGCGGTGAGGTGGAAAAGATGAGCGACAAGATCCGGTGGGAGGTCTGGAGAGAAGAGGACGGAGAAGGGAGCGCCCGAGTCGTGGACGCCTGCCTCTCCGGCGCCAACAACGCAGCCGAAGCCTGGGCGGAGGAAGAGGACGAGAGGACAGGAGGTGCGCTGTCGAAGGCAGACGACACGGAGACGGTCGTCTGCGTGCGACAAGTGGGCGGAACTGAGGTCAAGCGCTTCGGCGTTTGGGCGTCCGTCGATGTCACCTACTACGCCGGGGAGGCGATTGGGACCGATCCATGCTGTCCTCCGTCCTGGCGATCGTGAAGCCACTGCGCCGGGCGTGGCAGGCGCTGCGCGGGTGGTGGTGGGCTAGAGACCGGATAGCCATGCTCCAGGCGGAGGTGGCCGGGTACCACCAGCTTGCGCATGAGCTCGAGCAACGGGTGGCCGAGCTGGAGGCGGCGATGGACGGCTGTCTGGAGGGCCGTTGCATGCCTGGCTACCAGCGATGCAGGGCTGCCAGAGGTGGCGGGCTGGAGAAGGCGCAGGCCGCTGGGGAGTACCGATGAAGACCCACTCCATGCTGGCCAACGCCGCCACCGTCCGCGACATCCTCGACGGCCGCCAGAGGGAGGACCGGCGGCCAGTGACGCCGAGGACCTGCGAGACCTGCGGCGACTGGGCCCGGCTGGACCTGTTTGGTGCCTGGGCCGACCCGGGGCTCTGGCAGGAAGGTGGCGACTTCGTCTTTGGCTACCTGCATGCGCCTCAGGATGACGACTATGAGGGAATCTTCTGGCGGGTCTACTCTCGAATCGCCCCCGGCGATCTGATCTGGGTCAAAGAGGCGTACGCCGTCCTGCTGACCGGTGAGTACGTCTATCGAGCGAGCTGGAAAACGTTAGCGGGATCCCTTGACCCGCGCTGGGTCGCATCTGTCCAGATGCCCCGTGACGCCGCCCGCCTCATCCTGCGGGCAACGAAGGTCTGGATGGAGCGCCAGGGGACTGCCTGGCTCCGCTGCGTGGCGTTCGAGATCGCTAGCCGGTCCGGGTGGGCCGGGGTGGAGGTGAATCATGGCTGAGGACTACGAACTGCCCGGCGGTGTGGTGGTCATCGATGAGGCCGACGGGGCGTTCTGCGCGTTCCCCTACGGCGTTGTGACGCCCAAGGCCACGCTGGCCGAGGCGCTGGACGCCGCCGAGACGGTGCTCAGGTCCGAGCTGGCCGAGCGCTCCGCGGCGCTGGAGCGCATCCGTGAGATCCGGGCCGAGCGGGGGATCGGTCGGCTGGTCTGGGAACGGCGCAAGAACGGCGTTCTGGTCGCCGAGCCCGCCGCCGGGGCGCTGCGGTTCGCTGTGGAGCGCATGGAAAACGGTCAGTGGTTGGTGGATGGGCCCCGCAAGTTGACCAAGCACCGGACCGAGGCCGCCGCCAAGGCGCAGTGCGAGGAGTGGTTCGCCGAGTGGCTCGACCGGGCCGGGCTGGAGGTGCGGCATGGCTGAGGAGTTCAACTTCATCACCGGGGCTAGCATCGAGGCGGACGGCGGGCGCTGGTCCGTTGTGTTCCCTGGCGCTGTGCTCGAGATCCGCGACACGCTTGCCGAGGCCCTCGACGCCGTCGAGACTGTCACGAAGGCACGGGCCGACGATTGTGCCGCTGCGCTGCGCCGCATCCGCGAGATCCGGGCATCGAGGAGGCTGGGGCGTCTGGTCTGGGAGGCGGCCGGAGAAGGCGCACAGCATGCGAGAGCCGGAGGCGGGATGCTCCTGTACTGGGTGTTCGCTCCGCCGCGCGAAGTCGATGGCGCGGTATGGAGAGCCAAGAGCATTGACGGAGAGCAGCGCTGGGCCTTTGGCGAGACCGAGGCCGCCGCCAAGGCGCAGTGCGAGGAGTGGTTCGCCGAGTGGCTCGACCGGGCCGGGCTGGAGGTTCGGCATGGCGCTGAGCCGTCGCCGCTGCCGTGGGAGGCCCTCCGCTCGACCAAGGACCCCCACGAGCGCCGCATGCTGTGGATGGCAGAGCGGGCCCACCTGGCCCGCATGCTGGAGAGCTACGGACGCCAGGCCCCGCCGTGGCCGAGGGAGGAGCTCCTGGCGGAGTGCCGCAACGAAGAGGAGCGGGCCGAGGTGCGGGCGTTCTTGCTGCGCGACAGCATGGAGCGCATGCCATACGCGACAACCGGGGCAAGCCTCAGAGAGATCGTCACTGCGGCGGCTGTCGTCGCCCTCGTCGCAGCGCTTGCTGCGCTGTTGGTGCTGCCATGATCATCATCGAACCGTCCGCCGTCCGCGTCCCCGGCGACGACCCCGCCGACTGGGCCGCCCGCATCGAGCAACTCGCCCGCACATGCACGGGCACGGTGGGCCGCCGCTCTGCCGACCCCGGGCGCTGGGTAGAGCGCCGAGTCCTGGCCGGGCACGACGGCGTGCTAGAGCACGTCCAGGCGTCCTATCGGATCGTCTGCTCCCGGTCGTGCTCGCACCAACTCGTGCGCCACCGCATGGCGTCCTATCTCCAGCGCTCGCAGAGGTACACGGCCGAGCCGCCGGCAGGCGTTCGATTTGTCCTGCCACTCGGCGTGCAAGACCCCGAGATCGCTGCAGAGATCGGGGCCATCTACGAGGCGGCCGAGCGGTCGTATGAGCTGCTCCTGTCGCTTGGGCTGCCCCGAGAAGACGCCCGGTGCGTGCTGCCTGCCGGCACGGCCACGGAACTCGTGGCGACGGCTAACTTGCGGAGCTGGCGCCATTTCCTGGGCTTGCGGTTGGACGGCCACGCCCAGGCAGAGATCCGCAACATCGCCGGGCAGATCGCCGCAGACCTGCGCACGGTGGCCCCGTGGGCGTTGGCGGGGATGCCTGCATTTTCTTGTTGACACCTGCGCCAGGGCCTGCCATAGTCCAGACATCGACGGGGCAGCAAGCCCTATGGAGCCCCGGGAGGGGCGGAGAACGACAATGACCACCACCAAGACCACCGCCGAGCAAGTCGCCGAGATCTTCCACAACGACGGCATGACCTGGACGGTCGAGATCAACGGCGAGGACTTGGACCTCGTGGACGCGATGCGCCAGTACGGTGGCGAGTTGGACGAGATCGGCCCCGACCGAGAGGAGCGCTGGCTCTTTGCCGACGGCAGCGTGATCACCCTGGCAGAGGAGGCGTGGGATCTCGGCTATACCGGTTGCTTCTGCTGGTCCGGGATCGGCCACAACGCCGGCTGCAACTCGGAGGAGTAGCCCTCACCGCCTCGGGCTCGGAGCCGCCTCCGGGCCCGCACGGTGCGGACTACACCGCAAAGCAACAGCACGGAGTAGACAATGGATCTTGTGCACAAAGCGGCCTGCGAGGTTGCCATGCGCATGCGAGACTTGGACCGGACCCGCGACGAGCGCCGGACCGAGGAAGAAATCGTGTGCAACCTGCTCATCGCCGCCGCATCCCCTGCGCTGGCGGCGATCTCGACCAGGGTTGACCTGGGCGACGGCTACGCCTTGCACGGCGTGCCGCTGTCTGGAACCCCGACAGTTGACTGCGCCGGCCTGCGGTCGGGGTGGGCGCTGTACCTCACGGACGCCGGCCTGTGCATGATCGCCTACGGGCCAGATCCTGGCCGCTACCTTATGGGCTACTGCAGCACCCGTGAGGCGCTGGGCGCAGGCATCTTGACCGCCGAGGGTCTGGCCGAGACTCTAGCAGGGCTGCTAGACGCCCACCTGCACGGGCAGTCAGAAGTCCGGCGCCGCGAGTACGCTGAGATTTTGGGCCGGATGCGGGCCGCTAGTGCGGCGCTGAGGGGGGAGAAGTGATTACCATTGAGCAAGTGCTAGCCGCTATCCACAAGGCAATGGACACATGGAACGGCGCAGACAGCGGGCACAACAAAGAGGTTGCGACAGCCGCCGTGAGCCCATGGGAAACTGTTGGCGCATTCACCGCAGGTCAGGTTGCGCTAGACAAGATCCGCCGCAGGGAAGAGCTGCGTATAGGCACGGGCAAGACAATCGGGTGCGAAGCGATCTTGGCTTTGCGCGATGGCGATCTTGCTGGCGCTCTGTTCCGGCTGCGCGATTGCGCAAACCTGGAAGACCGCTACGGGGCAAGCCCTGTGTGGAGCTTGGCACTGCATGTTACTGCCGAGTGGATCAAGGATCTCGACACGCCGATCCGCATGCTGCGCGACAAGGCCCAGGCGGAAGGCCAGCAAAAGCTGGTGACGGTCTGCGATCTGGCGCTGGATGGCAACCGGCTTGCAAGACTGCGCTGCGTCAAGCAGATCGTTGAAGCGGCGTGCCTGAAAGACGAGGCCGCCGACGCCATGCAGGGGCGGCGCTAATGGTGCGGGTTGGCCGGTGTTGCCTTGCCGCTGTTGCCCTGGCCCTCATCATGGCCGCAGCGGTCTGCCTGGCCACGGACTGCGATGCCGCCGAGCCGCCGCCGCAGTGGCCGACGATCGTGGCCGCAGCCGACTGGGCAGGCGTGCCGCCGGCGGAGCTCTGGGCCCTGCTCTGGCACGAAAGCCGGCTACGGTCAGGGCTGGTCAACCCACGCACGGGGGCCGAAGGTCTGGGCGCCGTCGTGCACGACCACTGGGCCACGCTGCTGGACGGTGCTGGGCTAGACCGGGCGGACCTGCACGACGACCGAGCCGGGGTCTGGGCCGTGGCCGAGATCCTGCGCTATCTCGGACGGCGGTGGCCGGGGCCTCGCTGGCGCACGCTATGCCTCTACGGGGCCGGGACCAAAGCCCTGCGCTACAAGACCCACTGCGCATACTCGCGCACGGTGGAGCGGCTTGCACGACGGGCCAGGGGGTGGAAATGAGCGATCAGATTTGCTTGCGTGGTGCAGGGCGGGTAGTCTTTGGCAGTGACAAGGGCCAAGTGCTTTGGTCGTTTGCAGACCTTGACGGAGACGACATGGCCGAAGCGCTCAAAAACGCCAACGGCGACGAAAGCCAGCACGATCACGAAGTTCTGCGGGCAGCCGCCAAGGATCTTGTACTGCTGTGCGGGGCCCAGTTGACCGACGATGAAGCGGTGGCCAGGCTGCTTGCGGTACGACGGGCCAGGGATCTGGAGCGATGACAAACCGGCATGCCGCAGTGGCCGCTTGGCGCGGGCGCAGGATCCTAGAGTCGTTGCGCACGGGCCTACTGGAGGGCGCAGGGTCCGCAGAGACGCTGTCAGCTCTGGACCGCTCGATCGAGGCGATTCGCCTGGCCGAGGACCTGCTAGACGACGCAGCAGAGCGGGAGCGGATCTCCGAGCGCCTGGCGACTCGGGCTGAGCACCTGGCCACCGGAGCAACGCACGTTCGCTACCTGCGGGCCCCGGGCTGGTCGCCGATCTGCCGGGTCTGCGAGTTGCCGCTGGCCGAGTGCGGGGCCACGAGCGAGGCGGCCTGCCGGCGCAGGGGAAAAGTCAGCGCCGAGTGATTTTCTTGTTGACGGCCGGGACCGGATCTGAGATAGTGGATTCATCGACGGGGCAGCGAGCCCCACGGAGCCCCGGGAGGGGCGGAGACACACAATGGCCAACTACACCACCATGACCTGCAAGACCTTCGCAGCCTTCACCCGCTCCGAGTACCGGATCAAGGTCGACGACAACGGCGCCGTGAGCGTCTACGACGACGTGGCTGGGCACTACACGACTTGCCACAGCCTGAGCGTAGCCGCCCGCCGTCGGGCCGCACCCTGGCCGGGTGGGCCTTCAGTGAGCGCCAGATCGAGACGCTCTGGGTAGAGGCTGGGGCCGCCGGCGACTCCGAACTGGCGCAGACCTGCAAACGTGCGCTTCAGGGCAACCGACGGGCGGTCGCTACCTGCCGCCGCATCGTGCTGGAGCAGGCCGACCGCTAGAACCTAGGCCCCGTCCAGGGGCCGCCTCAGCCTCGGAGCGATCCGGGTCTGAGTCGGACGCTGGACAGCAGCAAGAGCACCGGGAGGGCAGACATGGACAAAGCGGAAGACAAGCCGTTCACGTGGGAAGACTTGCGCACACGAGACTTTGCACTTGACCGCAAGCAGAAGATCCAGCAACAAAGGCTGGACGATCTGCTGGTTGCGCAAAAGCGCGTCTGCGAGTACGCACGAAAGCATGGGCTGCCTTGTCCTCGGTTTATTGGCATGCCCGGCGGACGGTCCTGGCAAGAGGTTATGCCATGAAAATCTGGGTCGATGGTGAGTGGCGACTTGAATATGACGAAGACTGGTATAGCGACAAAAAGGAATGGAACTGGTACCCAGGCTACTACAAAGAGGTTGACGACAGATCGTATGCATGGTGCTCTACGCTTGAGCGACCTGTGCCGGTTTCGTGGCTTGGCCGGCAGTGCTCTTGCGCTAGCGCTTCGGCCCCTTTGAGCCCAGAACAGCGAGAAGAAGACCGGCGGATTCTTGCAAAGCGCATGAAAGCGCTGGACAAAGAGGAGGCAAGGACCGACGCGGTGAGCAAAGCAATTGACGAAGCAGTCAAGGAACTGTACCAGTGTTGCAGGCAGATCGGGGCTCCTTACCCGTTCGACCTTCTGTAGAGCCCCGGGAGGGCAGGAGACACCATGCACGAAGACCCAGCAAACGTTGCCAGCTTGGCGCTGGAGTTGGCCGGCAGCTACGACGCCCAGATCGCTGCCAGGGACTCTGCCAGAGCGGAAAAAGTCCGGGCAATTCAGGCTGCGCTTGACGCCGTAGCGCCGGCCTTTGATGCGCTGGCCACCGATCTGCCAGGCGTAAGCCACCGTGTCGTTGTGCTAGCTGGAGGGCGGCCGCAGTCGATTGTCTGCGGTGGCAATACGATGACGGCCGGGTGGGCAGTAGTGGCCTACGTCGAGCAGCGGCCCAAGTTGGATCTTGGTTGGATCGCTTGGGACTGCTACAACGGCGGGTTTGATGCCGAGATCTTGCACTGCTCCGCCCGCGAGGCCCCTGGCCGCCGGCATCCTGACTCCGCACGGCGTCGTGACCGAGTTGCTGCGCCAACTCAGCGCCCACTTGCGAGGCCGTGGCGAGCAGTCCCGCCAGCGCTACGAGGAAATCTGCCGACGCCTGGCCGAGGCCGGGCGGGTCATGAGGGGGGAGCGATGATCACGGAAGCAACCGGCCGAGTCTGCTACCGCTGCAAAGCCAGCCCGACTGCGCACCCGTGGCCCGAGATCGACACGACGTGGGAGCAGCCCGGGGACTGGTACCAGGTGCACCTGATCTGCCCTGAGTGCCTGGGCACGACGATCGCATCCCTGCCGGCCGCCGTGGCGGTCGCCTGCGCAGAGGACCCAACCGGGCTGGTGCTGCCGTTCGAGGCCGAGCAGGGCTACTGGCAGACCGACCTGGGCGTGCTGGATGACGACGACCTGGGCCGAGTGTGGCGGCAAGTGCTGGAGTGGGCCGGGCCGGAAGAGCGCTGGGCGCTGGGAAAGCTGGCGAGCCGGTTTGCGCTGCTTGGCTAGCCCCCGTTCTTCGCCTCGCCTTCCGCTCCCTTCTCCTTGCCGCCGACCCCCCTCAGCGTAGCCACAGCCCTTGCGATCACGGGCGGGGCGAGCTTTTCTGCCCCCTCTACACCGACGAAGATCGCAGACACCCAGAGCCACGTCTGCTCAGAGATCATGCCAGCCAGAAGCAGGCCGCAGGCCACTGCCCACACTGCCAACTTGCGCGAGATCACTCGCTCAGCGACTAGCCGCCAGACGCTCTTTTGCTCGTCCACGTTGCCCTCCTAGACAGCGACGCAGCGCACGTCAGGCGCTCCCGTCCGCCGTGTCGTGACCTCGACCCAGCCCCGTTGCCAGTCTGGCTGTCCGATGATGTAGCTTGCCGCCCCGTCGCCCGCCAGGCACCCGGCCTCGCACGCCACCCACGTCCCAGCCTGGTCCGTGCGAGAGACACGGGCTAGCCGGTGGGTATGCCCGGTGACGAGGACCGGGGCCGCCGTGCCGATCCGCTGGAGCTCCCCGTGTGCAGTCGTGCCGGCCCTGGCCCGAGCCAGCGCCCCGTGGTAGGCGACGACGCCAGGGGCCCGAGCAAGCACGCCATAGGGCAGCCATTCGGCCTCAGAGATCCCTAGCAGCTCACGGATCGAAAGGCCCGGGAGCCCGTCTAGCCCGGCCGCCCGAGTCCAGATCATGCGGGCCAGTCTTGACTCGTGGTTGCCCTCGCAGACTTGGAGCCTGGCGCTGCCAGCGGCCTTGCGGATCTTGGCCAGGATCTTGCGTCCGGTCTCAATCTCGGCGGCAAGGTTCGGCGTGCTGGGCGCTTTGGGCCACCGCCCGACCGTGGCGCAGTCTAGCAGATCGCCAAGGATGACCAGGTGTTGCGGCCGCCATGCCCGCAGCCGAGCAAGCAGCGCATCGACCGCCGCCGGATCGTGGCACGGGATGTGCAGGTCGCCGGCAAGGAGCGTCTTTGTGGGCGAGGGCACTACTGCCGCACCGTGCGACGGGCCGGGGCCCGCTGCGTCGCCGCAGCCCGGTCCTGGCGGTCTTCCAGGCGGCGGAGGGCCTCTAGCATGGTCTGTTGGCTGGTCTCGATGCGGCCCAGGCGGTCTGCAAGTTCTCGCTGGATTGCTGTGTGATCTCGGCGGTTTTCGGCGGCCTCAGATTCAGCGGCGGCCCGGGTCTGGCCTTCGGCTTGCACGACCTCAGCGACCGTCCGGCGGGCCTGAGCCTGGCGCAAATAGCGGGAATCGCCCAAGAAGAGAAGCGCAGCCCCAAGGATCGCAGCAATCCCGAGGCCGACCGAGATCGTCTGTAGCCAGCCTGCGTGACCGTTCGTGCCGCCGTTCATGGGCCGCCCCTCCGTCATGGTGCGGCCTCAGTATACCGCATCGCTGCGCTAGATGTACGCCGGGTCGGTCACGAGATCCCAAGGGCTGGGGCGCAAGTGTAGGCGGACGGTATCCAGCGGGCGGGCATTGCGCACGACGCCCTCACCACGCCCAAGGCCGGCGCCCAGTTCCCCGACGCCGTTGCCCTCGATCGTATGGACGTGCGCCCCCTCGACCCGCTCAGCGATCACGACGTGCAAGCCCCACCATGGCCCGTCCACTGACCCGACGCAGCACACGTCACCCGGGCGTAGCGGCAGTCTCGGGCGAGCCCCGGGCGGCACGATCTCGCAGTAGCGGGGCGCCCCTGCGTGGAGATCCCGCAGGCTCAGCCGCTCGCCGCCGGGCAGGGCAACCCGGTCGGACGGCCAAATGTTGCGGTCGGTGCGGTACTGCCCAAAGAGCGCCAGCCGGTAGGTGGACGGCCAGAGCGCCCGGGCGATCTCGGGGTGAAGCCCGACGGAGCGCCAGGCGGCCCCAGCGAAGGCGCCGCACCACTGATAGTCACGGCCCTTGCTGCGGGCAGGGTAGTCCCGAGCGTCCCCAACCGCTCGGAGGTAGGGGGTGATCCGGTCGTAGTCCTCGGGCCGGTCGCGGATCCCCTGCTCCCACTGGGCCAGGGCCCAGGCGACGACAGCCTCGCCAGCGCTGCGCACGTCGGGCAGGGTGCGGGAGAGGTCGGGCAGGCCGAGGGGGCCGGATCCGTCGGGGCAGTCCGCAGGACTCATGGCCACGCCGTCACGCCGTCGGACGGCAGGCAGACCGATCCCGCAGTGGCCACCGTGCGGATGCAGACGTAGTCCGGGTCCCCGCCCGTCCAGCCGTCAGCGTCAATGGCGTCCTTGGTGGCGATCCGGGTGGCGACCGCCTTGACCAGCCGGGGCCGGAAAAGGGCGCTGTTGCTGGCCACGCTTACCTGGAGCCACTGGTCCAGCATCTCGAACCGGGCGGCGTCCGGGCCGATGGTGGTGTTCTGCAGGTAGCCCACCGCGCTGGCGTTGTAGAAGTCCGTATACTGGACCGTGACCAGCGCTGTCCCGTCGTAGCTGAGCCGGGTGCCGAAAGTGACGCCGCCGGCGATCCCGGTGTAGACCACGCCGGGGTTGGTGCTGATCACGAAGGGGCGAGCGTCCGCCGGGCCCCCAAGCGTGGTGACCTGCCCGACGTAGAGCCAGTCAATGTTGGTGGCCGCCGTGCGGTCTCGCCACAGGCCGACCGCCGCAGCCGTCGCCGCGACGTGCATGGTGCCGCCGTCAACGAAGGTCGAGAAGCTCACCGGGCTGGCCGGGGCCACACCGGGGGCAGCGGGCAGACCGTCTGCGATGGTCGGCGGGCTTTGGTTGCCGGCTCCCTGGGCGACGAAGTTGTCCGACGGGAACATCCAGACGTAGGCGCGATCGGACTGGTCTTGTTCGAGGTACATCATGAAGCGCTCGGCCGTCTCGATGCTGGCCGCCGAACGGAGCACGATCCAATCGCCTGCGGCAAGCCCGGAGCCGTCGCCCTTCCACGAGACCGCCGAGACCAGGCTGTCCACGTCCGTGGGGGTGGCGGGGATCTCCCGCCCGCCGTCGCTGCGGGCCTCTACCACGGTCCAGCCGGGGCCCGAGATCGTCGGGTGGTCGTCGGCCAGGAAGCGGACGATCTGCGTCAGCGAGTAGGCCAGGGAGCCGCCGTAGCCGCCCGTGCTGGCCTGCGCCTGGACGGGGTAGGTGTAGACGGTGTCTTCGGTGGGGGCCGGCGTGGACGCCCCGCAGGGCTGCGCGATCCCCGGGCACCCGAGGCCCTGGGCCAGGGCGGGGACCGGGAGCAGCAGAGCGAGCGCCAGGACTAGAGATCGCAGGGCGGTCATGGGGTCTCCTCGTACCAAGAGCACTCGATCGCCACCTTGGTTCCGTTGTTCGTCGCTACGGCGATCACCGCGTATGTGCTGGACGGACCGATCAACGACTCCTGCCCGAGACGAACGCCGCCGCCGACACGAGACGCAGGAGCCGAAGTACCGACAAGCCAGACTCCGTGCTTGGTCCCGTCCGCCGACAGCGTAACGTTGCGGTGCACGGTGGTAACTGGGACAACCGCACTCGCCGTGTTCAAGTTGACCGGGGAGCCCAAAACGCCGGCCGCAGAGATGGTAGGCGACTTGTTGACGTAGATCTCCACCTCTCCGTTGGTTGTGACTGCGCAGAGAGTGTGGGCGGCATTGGCCGCCGTCGTCAGCGTCCACACCGTCCGATTGGGCACTCCGGCGTTGATCGTCTGCAGATCGGTAGCCAGAAACGTGTGCCCGTCGTGGACCTCATGGTGGACCCAATCGACGGTCGGGACACCGCCGAGCATGTCTAGCCGAGCAGGGAAGGGCTGCGAGATCTGGGCCATGGCGAAGATGCCGAGCAGCGCAGCGGCCATCAGCCAGCCAGCGGTAGCCCGGCGCATCAGTAGGCCTCGGTGACCCGATACGAGATCGTGGTCCCAGCGTCGGGGGCGCAGACGGAGATCGCCCCGCCCCAGTCTCCGATCTGCCAGGTGCCGCCGGACTCGCCAGCGGCCGCCGCTGCGTCCAGCAAGTGGCAGTCAGCGCACGCGTTCGTGGTCGCGCCAAGGGCCACACAGAGGGCCCCGCCCGCGTCAACATTCTGCACAAGCGCCCACTTGCGAGCCGCACGGGCAGCGATCGTGGTGTCCCCGGCGCCCTGGGTGACGGTCCCGCCAGAGTAGGCCGACCCGTCCCGGCTGGCCTCGACCACCCGCAGCGAGCCCGCCGAGTCCGCCCCGGCGCCAACGTCCACCGCCGTGCCAGCGATCTGCGTCTGGTTGGTCTCCCACACGTCCGCCGTGGCCTGCACGACGCTCAGCGAGTCCGCCTGAGCCTGCGCCCCGAGCGCGGCCGGAAGCTGCGCCGCCGCCACGGTCAGGGCCCCTGCGGTGTCTGCGACCAGCGCCCGAGTAGCGATCCCGTCGTCTCCGCCGAGCAGCACAACCGAAGGCGGGATCGGGCCACCGGGAGCCGCTACGGCGTCAGCGATCGCCTGGACGCCAGCGGATAGGAGCGAATCGTCGGCCTCGTAGACCCGCTGCGTGGTGGCGTCTGCCAGTCCGCCGCCGAGCGTCCAGCCGGCGATGGTCTGAGCAGCCAGCGTGAGCAGCGAGTTGGACGCCTCGACCGTGCGCAGCGTGGTGGCATCCACGGCCGCAGCCCCGAGGCTCCAGCCAGAGACCGTCACGAGGGCCGCCACGGCCGGATCGTCGCTGGCCAGGGTGACACGCTGGGTGCCAGCCGCCACCGCCCCAGCGCCCGCAGAGACGGCCACGCCCGCCACTTGCGAGAGGTTCACGTCCGACACTGCCCCCGTGCTGGGCGCCGTGTAGATCGGGTGCGTGGCGTCGTTGACTGCCGCCGACCCGCCGATCCTGCGCCAGCGGGCCTCTGGCAGATCCTGCGCAAGGACCGTGCCACCAAGCAAGACAGACGCCAGAACAAGAGAAACCGCAAGGATCCTGAGCATTTGCGCCCCCTATGGCAGCACGGCCAGCGACTCATCGGTGATAGACAGGGACCGGAGAACGATCGTGTCGGCCCCGCTCGCAGCGGTGAGCCGCACCTCAATCGTGGTGGCGGCCGAGCCCACGAGCGTGAGCACGCCGGTAACGGCCGAGTAGGCGGGGGCGACGGCTGCGGGCACTGCGATCGCTACGCTGGAGCCCGGCGCCGTGAGGTCAACGATCGTGAGGGTGCCGGCGTTCGTTGCGTGCAAGAGCGCCGAGATCCTGAGCTGCGTGACCAGGCCCCGGGGCGTGAGAGGGTAGCGGAGCACGGCCGTAGCGACGCCGGTCGCATCCTGCACGACGCCCACGGGCCAGGTCTGCCCTACATGCCCGCGCACATAGTGTGCCAACTCGTAATTGTGAGACTCGACGATCGTTTGCGTGTCGGCGTCAGTGTGGACGGTGTGCGTGGCGTAGTCCACGGCCGCCAGAGGCTCGGGCCACGATGCCGGGATCACTTTCGCCACGCTTCACCCCCGCTATCTACTCCTGCGGGATGATAGCACAGTGACGCCTCGGAGGTAGATTGCGGAGACCGGCCCGCCGATCGGAGAGTTGGCGGTGGCATGAATCTTGATCACACGGCCTGCGGCCGGCAGCGCAAGGTCCGGGTGGTGCACGATGAATCCAAACGTTTGCTCGGGCAACTGCGTGTAGCTGGGCCAGGGCCAGTCAACCCGCATCGCCCGAGATCGCTGGCCCTCCCGCCCGCCGTCGCCAAACGAGACGCCCCCCGTCATCTGCTTGTCAATGTCAAGGATCCCGGTCTCGGCCGTGACAAACGCCCCCGCCGTGTCTTCGCTGGCCACCTGCGCCGTGATGTTGATTGTAGCCGGGTCCCGGTTACCTGGCGCACCTTGCCGCCACCAGTCTGCCACGGCGACGGACACCCGCAAGATCACTAGCAGTTCATCGCCCAACGGATCGTCGTCGGTCACGAAGCGTGCCACTTCTGCGAGCGGGTAGCCGGCGCCAAGGATTGGCAAGTCAAGATACCGTTCTTGCACGAGAATCCTGCCGTGCGAAGTGACAACGTGCTGTGCGTCTTGGGCCAGCAGGAACCAGTGCGAGGCCGCCCGGAATTGCTGCAAGGAGTGTGCCGCCTCGTTGGGCACCGCCACATAGGACGGCCCCCGGAGTTGCGCCGGGTTGACCGAGGATGCCTCAGCGGTTAAGACGGTCGGCGGCACTTCCTCCCATTCGATGCCCAGAATCTTGACTTGGAACACCTCTTGCACGGAGTAGCTCACGGCCGCCGGTGACACCGCCTGCTCTGGCCAAAGCAGCGCGTCTGTCCCGCCGTTCTCGCCCTTGATCACTTGGTGCGGGCCGCCGACTAGGTTGCCGGCGGCGTCGTAGAACGTGATCACCTGGGCCGGCGGGCTTGTGGTGTTGAAAGTCAAGGCAGCGGCTCCACGGAACGCTCCACGGATGCCAGTTTGCGCAGGGATTGCGGCGGTCTTCGCAGTGGGCGCCGTGTCAATGGCGCTGTGGATCACGACCCCAATCTTTGCACGGCCGGGAGAGCAGTCTACAAGAAACGGGCCAACGGTCTGCTCGCCAGCGCCGGTGACGGTGAGGGCCGCAAGATCGGTGGCGTTGGCGGGCAGCAGGTAGGGCGTGCCGCCGCTGGGCTGCTCCACATATGGAACGAAGGTTGCTGTGGGCGCCGCTCCGGTGGACCCTGCGATCAAGTCGACCCGCAGCGTGAACTGGCACCAGCGCGTGACGGGCGCGATCTCAACGTCCCATTCGCCCAGGTCCGCCCCGTGGTAGTCCGCCACGATCGGCGGGTCGTCAAGCGGGAACGCATAGCTAAACGATCTCCGCACGTTAGCAGCAAGAAAGCGGTCGGTCTCGGCCATGCGAACGCCAATGTGCGAGCTTGCCGGATAGCCGGCGCCGCTGGCGTAGACGGCCGAATCAAGCGCCCGAACGGTCGCCGCCGCAGGCACGCTGTAGTCAAGATCTGGCACGCTCAGCCCCCGTAGACGTAGGGCGCCGACCCGTCGGGCAGCGCCTGGGTGGTCTCGTCAGCCTGGGCCACGGACTCTTGCATGGTAGCAGTCCAGACGGCCGAGGGCGTGCCGCCGGTGTTCCAGTGGGCGTACACAATCCGATCTCCTGCGGAGGGCAAAACAGGGGCCCCCAACAGCGTGAAGTCTGCAAAGATGTTGATCGAGTCCGTCGGCGGCCCAACGTAGTTGACGGCAGTAATCGCAACGGCGTTGTCACAGAGCGGCGCCCCGTCCTGGTCAACGAGCATGACCAGATCGCCCACTGCGAAGGCGTCCACGTCTAGCGTGGGGAGCCCGCCGCCGAGTGCAGCGTTGCTGTAGGAGCTCTGCGCCACGTCGATCGTAGGGGGCGAGCCGACTGCGGACACGACCTCCAGCGAGGGCGCCCAGTGCCCGGTATCGTACTCGCGCAGCAGGAGCAAACGGAGCGTGATTGTCCCGGCGTCAAAGTCGATCGCCCGCCCGATCACTGCGGCCGGGGCTCGGGTCAAGCCTCGCTCGCCAGTGAGCGGGTTGGGCACCATGGGCAGCGTCACCAGCACGGGCGAAGTCAAGACAAGCTCGGCCTTGTGCAAGCCCACGGTCACGGTCACGGCGGGCAGCGGGAAGGCCCGGCGCTCAGCGGTCGAAACGGCGATGGCATGGATCGTGCCCAGCGCACTGCCCGGGTCAACGGCGGTCATGTCCCAGGCGATCTCGCTGTCATCCTGAGGCATTCGCTCGGCCACTTCCTGCGACCGATAGCGGATCGTGAGGGCCGGATCGTCGTCGTCGCCGGGCAGGTAGCCCATGCGCCAGGTGCTCCACGTCGTTGTGGATCCCAGATCACCGCCTACCTGAATGGCGGGCAGGCCGCCGTCAATCACAATGTCCGCAGTCGTGATCGTGCCCGGGCTGTCCAGCGGGTACAGGTCGCGGATCTCGCCCACCGCAAGGCGACCGTCCGAACTGGGCACGAAGAACCAGGACAGCGGCCCGAAGACCTCCTCTTCTGCCCACTCACGCACCCGCACGCCCTTGCCGTCCCAGCCCAGCACGGCCCGAGAGTAGCTCAGCGGAAGATGCCGAGACCGCAGGCGATTGAAGCTCTCCAGGTCGATCGTCGAGACCAGCCGCCCCAGGCCCCAGTCAGCGGGCAGGCTGTCTGCGTCACCGTTTGCGCCGGCTCCGTGATAGGCCCCGGTGCTAGTGATCATCGTCAGCAACAGGTCAAGCGGATGAGTCGCGGGATTGCCGGCTGGCGTGGTGAACAGTTGGATCGGGGAGTCGTCGCCGGGCGAGGGGTGCGAGAGCACCACGTCGCAGAAGGTCTCGCTCGAATCTGGCGGGGTGGCGTCCGTGCCCAGCAAGCCCCATGCCTCGACAACGAAGCGGGCCGCTAGGCCGGTCACGTCCGAGATCGCACGGCAACGAACGACCCGGTCACCCAAGCGGGCGTAGAACTCGCCCGAGGGGTAGTCAGGCACGCCAGAGCCCAGGGTCCCCGCAGGGTCCGCCGGCCGTGCAAGGTCAAAGAACCACTGCTGATCCGTCTGGCTTACGCCTTCAAGCAAGGTTCGTGCCACCTTGCCCCTGACTTGCCCCCGGCCGATCGTCCGGTCCAGGTAGCCAAGCGAGCCAGAGCAAGCGATCTCGTAGACCAGCCCATCCTGGGACAGCCGCCAGTCATCCACCCGGCCGGTCCAGAGTAGGCGATGCTGGGCGGGGTCCTGTAGCTCGCCGGTCGTGCTGTCCCGCAGCGCTGCGTAGAGCGAGACGGCCCGAGATCGCAGGTGCTTGGGGCGGTCGTACAGAAAGCCCTCGCCACCGTTTGCCGCCGTCCGGTGCGCCGTGGCCGTGGTGCCGTGGCAGGCCCGGGCAATAGATACAGCCCCGGGGCCGCCAAAACCCGTCACGACGACAACCTCCGACCCAATCCAGAGCGCATCGCCAGCCGCCAGCCCGGCCGTAGACACCAGGGTCATGGACACAGCGACGGCGCTAAGGTCCGCTGCCAGCTTCCAGACGCCCCCGGTCGCAGCGTGCGAGGCGTGCGCCGGGCCAGAGATCGCAATGAGATCCGTGATCGTCCCGTCGCCCCATCCGTGCGCTGCCAGGCCCCGCTCCCGCACTGGCATATCCGCTGCATGCAGGGCCAGCGTTCCCGACGAAGTCTTGCCTTCGCGAACGTCGATCGATTCGTCCAGCACATAGCCGGGCGAGTCCAAGCACGGCAGGTATGGATCTGCCTCTATCGCCGTGCAGCCGAGGCTGTAAGGGTCTCGCGTGGCTAGCCGGTACGCTCCTTGCAGGGCAGACCCAACGGCCCCTACACGGCGCCCCCAGCCCTCCACGGTGGCATACAGAATCCAGCCGCTTGCCTTGCGGGCCAGCTCGGCGGTATAGGTGCTGGGCATGGGGCCTCCGGGCTAGACAAGCACCATGGGGATTGAGAGATCGTAGCGCCTCAGGCCGGGCACGGAGGTCGCAAACGGCTGGGTCGAGATCCAGTCCCGGCCCATGGGCTTGTACAGGCCGTAGGTTGTGGGCACGGAGTAGTCAGGGACGAAAGCAAAGGTCTCGCCCGTGGCAATCCATGCGCTCGGCCGCTCTTGCCCAGCAACCTGCGCCAGCCACGCCTCTTGCGCGTGCCCTGCCCGTTCGTCGCCCGAGAAGACCTTGTTGGCCGGCAGAACGTCGATCGTGATCTCGCGGGTCCGGTACTCGCCCCAGAGCGCCGTGACGGTAGACCCGTCCATGATCGTCCGCTGGCTTGACGTGTAGACCGGCAGATCCTCGGAGTCGTCAACATAGATCTGCTCAGGAAACCATGCCCGGCCGATCTGAAAGTCGCTCGTGGCCGTGTAAACAGGCCCGCCGACTAGCGTTTTCGTTGCAGCGTTGCATCCAAGGACCGCCGGGTCAAGGGTCGTGCCAGCCGAGCCGAACAAGAGCCGGCTGTTGACCCCGCCGCCGTCGGCCTGGAAATCCAACGCGCCAGTCAACAGGTTTGGCGTGAACAGGTAGTTGTTCGTCGGGCCAATGATCAGATTGATGGCAGTTTCGACGGCTGCGCTAAACTCGCCGTCGCCGGCATTCACGCCCCAGTAGTAGGTCCCGGGCGGGATCGTGCAGGTCCATGGCCCAAGCAGACCGCCGTTTTCGTCAAACACAAGGTCGTCGTTGACCCCGGTTTCAATCACAATCTGCCAGGCGAGAAACGGGATGGTGCCGGCCGGCATGCTAGCTCCTGCTCGCGCCACTGCGGCGGGCGTCTCGGGTGGCCTCATCGACGTAGCGGCCTAGGTCGCGCTCCCGCACCAGCGAGCCCTGCACGGTGATATTGAACACTTCCGTCACGGGCTGGGTGGCCTGCTGGCTGGCCTGGGCTGCAGGCTGGGCGACGGAGCGGGAGCCGCCGTCCGCTGCGGAGACTCGACGGCCGCCGCCGCCGCCACCGCCTGCAAACGCCGTGCTTGCCGCGTAGCTTGCGCCTGCGACAAGGCCAAACTTTGTTGCGCTCAGGAACGCCAGGCCGGCATCATCGTAGCGCTTCTGGGACAAGAGGAACAGGCCCTCGGCAAACGCATACGCCGCCTTGGCCGTTGCCTGAGAGCCGATCGAACGCAGGAAAGACCGGGCCATGCCGGCCATGGCACTAGCAAACGACTGCTCGCCGTCCACAACGGACTCAATGGCCGTGACCATGGCGCTAGCAAACGGTCCCGCAACGTCCGACATTGCGAACCCGATCTCACGCAGCGACTCAGCGAACTCCTGATTTGCCTTTTCCGCCTCGTTGATCTGGCCGATGTAGCCGTCAAACGAGATTCCGACAAGCGACAGTGCATCTTCAACCAGGCTTCCGAACGTGCTTTCCGGCGCGGCGTTGGCGTCAAACGACCCCTTGACGGCCTCGCCGAGCCCGCCAATTGCGCCAAGATCCGGGGCGGGTTCTGGTGCGACGCCAGCCCCGGTCGGCGTGAAGCCTGCGGCGCCCGCTTGCTCCTGCGCCAGGCCCTCCATTTCCAGGTCAATGAGCTGGAGTTGCTGCCCGATCGCCAGGTCCCGCTCGCGTCGCAGGCGCTCCATTGCGGCGGCCGAAGCCGTCGCAGACGCCGCCATGACGTTCATGGCATCGGCGGATCGCTTGGCTTCTTCTCCCAGTTGCCCCTTGCGCCCAAGGATCTCGTCGTGCCTGGCCGCCAGTTCTTGCAGCCCGCTTGCCGCGGCGGCAACGCCACGGCCAAACAGGCTGCCCAGCGTGTCGCCCAGCGCTTGCGTTTGTTCGCGCAGTTGCTCGGTGGACGTGGACAGGTCTATCGTGCGCCCGGTCAGCGACTCATAGCCGTTCATCAACGCCGAGACGGTGGCGCCTAGCGGCGTAAACTGGCGATTGAGAATGATGAAGTTTTCGTATGCCGAGCGGCTCGAAATGTCTAGGACATTCAGCCCCTCTGCCCACTGCTTTGTGGTCTGGCCAGCGAAGTCCGCCGCTACTGCAAGGGCGGGCAAGGTGACGCTGCCAAGCTCGGTGGCGCCAGTCTTGATCCTGGCCAGTGCCCGGTCAAAGCGGAAACTGGCGGACTTCTCGACTTCTGCCAGCGCCTCGGCCGTCTGTCCCGACTTCTTCGTGATCTCGTCAAGCGTGGCGGCAAAATCCCGCCCGCCGGTCTCGGAGATCAGCACAAACGCCTTGCTTAGCGCCTCGACACGGGGCACTAGGCGCGCGACCATTTCCTCGCCGCCGCGCTCCTGAGCAATGCGCAAACGGTCAATGATGCCGGTTAGGCCCTCGGTCTTTGCGACTGTGGCATCCCAAGTGATCCCAAGCTCACGGGCCGCTACCTGCGCATCTTCGGCGGGCGAAAGCACGGACGCCAGGATTGCCCGCAGGCCGGTCATGCTTTCGGCGGTCGAGATCCCGCCCTTGGTCAATGCAACGGTAGCGGACAGCAACTCCTCATAGCCGACATTGAGCGAGGCGGCCACGCCGACAACCTGCCCGAGCGAGGCCCCCAACTCTCTGGACGTAGTGACGCCGAGCTTGTTGGCCGCAAAGAACGCGTCGCTAACCTTTGCCGCCTCCGTCGTGCGCAGCCCGTAGGCATTAAGCACCGTGGTGAGCCCGCTAACGGTCTCCTCCATGGTGGCAAAGCCAGCGGTGGCCGACTGCGCTGCGGTCTCCATGAACCGGGCAGCCTCGCCCGCAGAGACGCCAGCGGAGATCGCCTGAAACGTGCCGGCTGCAACGTCCGTGGCGGCCAGTGCGTAGGCCTGCGACAGCCTGCGTGCGCTGTCTCCAAGCCGTTCGAGCAGCGCAGATTGTCCAGGGATCAGCGTAGACACCCGGGACATTGCCCGGCCTAGATCAATTGCAGACTTGACAGCGGCGGTGAATGCGCCTACCAGAGCGGTGGGGCCAATGTTGGCGGCAAGCAGCTTTACGCCGCTTCCAAGCAAGCTCGCATACTTGCTTGTTGCTGCAAAGCTCTTGCCAAGCGCCTCGGTAGACTTTGCGCCTTTGGCTGACGCTTCGTCCACCTTTTGGACGGATTTGGCAACTGCGTCCAGTTTGGGGCTGGCAGCGTCCTCTGCGGTAACGGCGATCTTGACTACGCTGTCCGGCACCGCTACCTCCCAAACGTCCGCTTGCCCGTCTGGCCGTCACCGCCTTTCGACGCCTTCCGTCGCCGCCGGTCCTCGATCTCGGCCACAGCAGAGGATAGCACACCCAGCGCTTGGGCGTAGATCGCCGGCCAAGTGCTAGGCGAGCCCGGCAAAAACTGGCCGCCGCTCCGGTGCCACTGGTAGGCCCGTGCGTAGCTCAGCGCCCACGGTGGCACGAGGTTTGCAACGCAGTCGTGAAAGAACTCCACTTGGCCGCTGCCGCCGACGATCTGCCCGGACGGAGTGCGGGGCCGGGGCCACCCATGCCTGGAGCAGCCCCGGCGCCTCTGTATGTACTCTGAGCAGCCGGCGCAGTCGTAGGTGCCGGAGTCGTCTGCGACTAGCTCAGCGGCCATCCTGAGCGCAGAGAGAGACACCCTCCGGGGACAGCTCGGTGCGCTCAGACACGGCGGCGTGGAGGCGGGTCCAGAGCCACGGGCTCAGCCGCCGCACGGCGTCGAGGCGCTGCCCGGCGTCCAACTCGCGCCAGACGATCGGCACGATCTCGCCAGAGTCGTCTTCCTCGCCCAGGCCCTCCACGTCCACAATCGCAGGGGCCACAATGCGGAAGTTGTACTGCGCCCCGTCAAGCTCGGACCGTTCGCGCCCGTCTTCGCCAACGACTTTGCGAGCGCTGGCAGACAGGGCCTCGGCCATGGCTCCAGCGGAGGGCGGACGCAGCACAAAGCGCAGCCCGGGGGCCTCCGGGATTTCAAGGGTCCATCGCTTGTTGGTGACGTACAGATCGCCCATAGTGTCGACTCCTAGACGCAAGTGATCACGATGTCGTCTTCGGTGGTGGCCGTAGCGGTGCGCAGGATCCCAAGCTCCACCGTGTAGCCACGCCGCCCGCCGTCCAGCACGGTGGGGGTCATGCTGCGGATGTAGACGCCGCCGAGTTGGATCGTTGTCACGTTGCCTGCGCCGGTTCCGACGACCAGAGAGAGATCGGCGGCCGTGTAGTCGATCTCTTGGGCGTAGTAGCGATCCCAGAAGCCAACCACGCCGCCAGCGCTAGCCGGGTCCGGGGCCTCCACTTCGATCGTGCAAATGGCGCCGTTGTCGTCGCCGCTGCCACGGGCCAGAATGCGCACCGCCCCGACGCCGTAGGATCCGATCGTGGAACTCTTGCCCATGCTCACGATGTTTCGGAGATCGATCGTGACCGACTCGATATGCCCGCCTTCGTCGGCCGCAGGCGCGTCGCCGTAGGGGTCAAACGCCAGCGTGACGCCGTTGCAGATCGGGGGCGCCATGTCGATGTAGCCCGTGGTGCCGGTGTCGTAGTCGGGCGCCGGGATCGCTCCGCTCTGGTCGGTCGGGTCGCTGGCCAAGCCCATGAAGTTATAGGCGATCACGGCCGGCTGCCCAGGCACAACAGTGATGACGGCGTTGCCACGGGCGCCCGGGATCTGGTACCGGGTGTCGTGCATGTACACGTGAGCGCCAAGGCTCGGGCTGGACGAATAGCGGTCGGCTGGCTTGTAGGTCCAGGTGCCTGCGTTCCAACTGGCGACAAACCCGCACGCCTGCAAAAAAGCATGGTAGGCCGGATACTTGGTATTGGCGTCCATGGCGCCGCCGCCATAGCCCCGGATGTGCTGGCTCAGCGCAAGCGTCTGGCTCCGTTCGCCAACGACCCCAGCCCGCATGGGAGCGGCGAGGTTGCTGCGAACGCGCTTGCTGATCAGCTCCGACTGCTGCCCGACCTCCACGTCAAAACAGATGTGCGCATCCGTGGCGGCAAGAGCAGGAATCGTGCCATAGACGGCCTCAGTGGTCGCCTGGACTACCTGGATCTGGTCAATCTGGACGGCTCCCACGTCTACCTCCTAGGGGGTGATGCGCACCCGCTCGATCGCTGCGAGATCGATGATCACTGTATGGCAGTCTACACCATGCACGACCTCCCGTCCGAAGAGGCGAACGGTCGGAAGGCTGGCGTTCATGACGGCGCCGCCAAGCGGGCTAGACGTGTGGATCGCCGTCCGCAAGGCTGCGCAGATCGAGTCAGTGAGCGCCCAAAGCTCCGTCGTCGTCGTGCCCGTGGTTCCGGTCTGGGCGTCGTCAACCTGATAGTAGCCGGTGACCGTCACGCTATGCGATCGCAAGGCAACGCCGGTGCTGGACGTTCCGATCGCGGACTCGACCGGGACGCCGTCCGAGTCAACAACCCAGCCGTGCACCCTGCCCGTGCGCAGCGAAGTGTCCCAGAACAAGGACTTGAACGTGCCAGCGTCTCGCAGCACTCTGGCGCCAGTGTGGACCCGGGGGGCGCCGACGACGCCAGCGACAACGGCGGCAACGGCAGCGTGGATCGCTTGGATGCTCATCAAGTAACCCTTGACTTTTGCGCAGCGAGCATGCCCCGCTTGCCCAAGTCGATGTAGTCGGCGATGGTGTCTGCGATCTCTTGCACGTCTTCGTCTGTCACGAACAGGAACGGCCGGGCGGGGATGTTGCGCCTGGGGTCCCCAAACTGGTGCGTTGCGGCATATTCAAGATCCGTGCCGACCTCAGCGCTGCGCCTGTCGTGCCTGCGCCCGGCCTGAGCGGACCGGGATAGGGCGCCGGTGTCCGTGAGGATCTTGCCCTGCCCTCGGCCCCGGCCCTCGCGCCTGCGCTCCCACGTCTCATCCTTGAGATCTGCCCACTGCTGCCGCCCGCCCCTTTGGCCCTGCTCCTGGAAATTGTCATCTACGGCCGTCGCCAGGACTTCCTCCACCACGGCCATTGCCGGCTCCATGCTCCGCATTCTCCTAGCGATCCCGCGCAGGTGGCGCTGTACCTCTTCTGAGTCCACGGCCACATTGAGCCCGGCGCCGGCCATGCTAGAAGCCTACCAGCGTCGTGCGAGAGAACGTGCGGGTTGGCCCAACGAACTCTGCGGCGCCCGCCGTTTCCTCGGCCTCGGGCGGCAGCGGCGTGGATCCCACGGAGATCCGGCGGGTGGCGATCGCAGTCAGCATTTCCCGGTCAATCCGGTACTGCTCTGCGATCTCGGGGGTCACGGTGCTCAGCCGAAAGTGAGCGATATACCTGGCGACACGCTGAGTCAGGACGGTAGCTGCCGGCGGCGGCGACACGATCGGGACCGTGTAGCCTGCGGCGGCAAAATACATGTCGACTTCATCGGCCGCATCGCTCACGATCTTGCTGGCCAGGCCGGCTTCTTCCGTGCCGTCCCGGTTGTCGTCGAGTAGCTGCAACCGCAGGTAGTCGGGCAGGACCGACAGGAGATCGGCCGGGTCGATGTAGCGCGCCGCCATGCCGCACCTCCTCTTTGGACACCCCGGACGGAATCGCACCGCCACCCGGGCAGCTTGCCCGAGACGCCCACTAGGCGGGGTCAGAGGCCCCAGGTCACAGCCAGGGGCCATCCTGAGCCAAGCTCAGGCGCAGAAGGGGGCCCCACCGCTAGGCAGGGCCCCCGCTTGGACTACGCCCCGGAACTGCCGACGATGAGCTGCCACATGCCATAGCCGACGTTGTGGCGAGCCTTCACGCCGTAGAGGTAGCGATCCCGCATGAACGCCTCATCCGAACGAGTCGGGTCATCCATGGCCACAAACTCGGGCGACTGGCGCACCTGGAGGATCAAAGGCTTGACCGAGCGATCGAGCGACATCAAGTACCAGGAATTGCCAGTGATATAGGGATTCATGATTCCCTGGACCACGCCCCGGTTGATGTTGCTGACGGTCGTGGTGCCGTCGCTCACGTCGTTGGCGACCAGGATCGACATGGCCTGCGCCCGCTTGGCGGGGCCATACATGAGGTGCGTGGGCACGATGCCCAGAGGCTGCCCGTGATCGTCCACAAACGAGGCCATGCGCGACCACGCCGTGTTGAAATTGGCAGCGGTCAGGTCTACCGCTCCAAGGGTGTTGGACTGCGCAGCGCCACCGTCCGCACGGGGGTGGGCAGCGGAGATCAGGGCTTGCCCGTCGTAGCAGAGATCGGTGAAGCCAGCGACAAGGCGCTGAGTCATCAGCCGGTCGTAGTGCGCAGCCGCCTGCTCGGCCAGGTTGCTCACGCGGGGCTTGATGATATCCAGCTTGTCGTCTTCGATCTCATCGGCGCCGACGGAGATCGTGGACTCCCACTTGAGGTTGCGGAGGGTGTAGCCCTCGGCCCGCATGTTGGCGACCTGCCGCTCATCAACCCACTCCTTCACGGCGGGCAGTTCGGCAAGCCAGGCGTAGACCTCTTCAGAGCCAGCGCTGTTCGCACGCATGCACGCCATTTCGGACAGCGAGGACCCGATCAGCGCAGAGAAGCGCTCCCGGAAGAGCTCTTGAAAGCCAACGGCGGCGTCACGGAGCTTCTCGGCGTTGGAAATGCTCATCTTTTGTTCTCCTGCCCGGGGCCGTCAGTACAGCCCCGGGCTCATGGTCCTAGATGCTAGGCGCCGACCGCCGTGAGAGCGAGCTGCCACCAGCCGCCGCCGTCCGTGGTGAAGGCACAGAGGTAGGGCTGCTTGGCCCCGCCCGTGGTGTCCTCGTAGATGCCGATCTGGCCGTCCACGCCAGCGCCGAATGCGGCGACCATCTGGGCCTGGGAGGGGGCCGCACCGAGGGCCGCCTCGGCGTAGGGCACCTGGGCCCCGCCGGAGATGTCAGCAGCGCCGGTCACGGTCAGGTCGCCAGCGATCGTGGTGTCTCCGTCGCTGTTCACCTCAAAGACCTGCGCAGAGGCCGAGTCAACGATCTCGAAGACCTGCGCACCGGCGGCATCCCCGAGCTTCATGGTCAGGTCAAAGGCGCCGACAGCAACGCCGACGATCAGATCGCCGTCGCCAATGACCGCCAGGCCGGCGCCGACAGTTGCTCCGCCGTCCAGCGCTGCGCCGCCAGTCACGGTCAGGTCGCCACCGATCGCAGCGTCGTCGCCGACAACCAGATCATCAGCGATCTCGAAGTCCTCGGCCGCCTCGCCGTTGCCGCCGTCAAAGTAGACCAGCACGCCCTTGCTCGAGTCGAGTTGCAGCACGCGGCCGGCCCGGCTGTTGGCGGTGCCGGTCGTGAAGGTGCGAACGGTCTTGTTGTCTTCGACGTAGCAGGACTTGCCAACGTCGCCAACGACTACCGGGTTGACGGTATCGTTGTCCATCCAGCACGCCCGGTTGTGGACCACCTGCACGTCCAGCGCAGCAGCCAGCCCCGCGCTGTTGTCAAGGTCCCCGCCGTCGTCGACGAAGCCGAGAACCGGGCGGCCAACGGCGTCGGTAGCTGCAACGGCATATCCGCCAACATTGGCGACCATGATCCCGTTGTAGAGCTGGGTGGCGGCGGCGATTCCGTACGCGGTACGGATGCCATCCGCCTGGAGAAACTCACGATCACTGGTGGCAGCAGCCATTCTCCCCTCCTAGCGGTGGCGGTTAGACCGTCCGCACAAAGACCTTCTCATCAATGCCAAGCTTGCCAGCCACCTTGCGCTGGTGCTCGGTCACCTCGGGCCCAGGAGCGGCGAGATCGCTGGCCACGGGGGCAGCGTCCACGCCGAGCGGGACAGCGGAGCGGGGCTTGCGCTTGCCCAGGTACACCGAAAGAACGGCGTCGCTGAGTTCGCTCAGCCCTTCCATTTCCCACGGCTCAATGCTACCAGATCGCAGGGCGTCTGTCAGCATGGCACGCTTCTTGTCGGCACGAATCTTGCCTTCAAGCTCAGCAACCCGGGCCTCGGCGGCGGCCAGCTTGGCGCTGGTCTCTGCCAGGGCGCGCTCAGCGGTGGCCAGGCTGACCTCCAGCGTGTCAAAAGCCTGCCCGACCTTGGCGGCGACCGCAGCGATCTCGGGCTCGCAGTTGAAATCGGCGGCCAGTTGCTCCAGAGGGCCGGGCTCGGGCGGCAAAAACTCATCGGCCGGCGGCGCTGCCAAGTCTTCGACTGCGGCCACTTCATCGGCAACGGCAGTGGTATTGGCCTCCACCCCTGCGGCGGCCTGCACGTCGTCACTCATCCCACCCTCCTGCGCGTCGAGCCGGCGGGCGTATGGGTCCGCCCCCGAGTCGACGATAGAGAACTCACGAACACGGGAGATCCCCGTCACAACGATCACGGCCTCGTCATCGGGCGTGAACTCGACCATGTACTGGTACTCGATCGAGACGCTGCCCGAACGGAGGTACCGAAGCTCCAGCGCTCGGATGACCTTGGCGCCCAGCACGGGGTCGATCTCGAGATCGCCCTCGATGCCGGCAGGGATCTCGGCGGTGGCCTCCACCCAGCGGGCGGCGGAAATCCGGCCGATCACCTTGTCCGAGTCCCGCTCGTGGTCCATGCGCACGGGCACGGAGTCCGCCATGCCGTACACGTCCACGCCGGGCTGGAACAACGGCAGCGCCTCACGTAGCGCCTGCTCCCCGATCACGATAGGGGGCGAAGTCCGCAGCGGAACCCCCGCCGAGATCAGGCGGAAGGTCGGCCGCATGGGCTCGCCCGGACCAGCCTGCATGGGGTCTGCAAGACTCACGCCAGCGGTCGCCCTGGCAGTCAACACCTCACGATCGCTGCTCATTGCAAGCCCTCCTCGCTGCCTGGGTCCACCCAGGGCGCTACGTCCCAGCCCTCCGGCGGGCGGGGCAGGCTGTCGTCAATCTGCGTCTGGACGGTCAAGCCCCGCTGGTCCACCTGGCGCTGGCTCAGGGTCACGATTCGGCAGCGGCAGCGGTGCCCGTTGGGCGGGCCGTAGGTGCCCCAGAACGGGTGGTCTGCGGGGTAGACCAGGCCATTCAACTCCTGGTGTTCCGGCCTCACGGAGCCGTCCCCAACCGTCCGGTACTGCCAGTAGGGCCGCAGTGCGACAACGGCCGGGGTCGTCATTTGCTGGTGCCTCCCGACGCTCAGCCCTCGGCTCACGCCGTTTCGGTAGACCGTCTCCAAGTGCGCCGACGACGTGGGCATGAACTCCTCAGAGCGAGCGATCTCGCGGTAAGCACGCTGGAAAGTCCCGAAAGATTGCCCGTCCGCCAGTGCCTTGTTGAGAGCGTCAAAGACCGCCTGGCGGGCGCCATCGGCCTCGTGTCTGGCCAGAGAAAAAGCCCGGGTCTTCTGCGCCGAGCTGAGCGCCTGATAGGCCGCATGGTCAATAGGCGTGCGCTTGGCGAGCCAGTCAATCGCCTCCTGCGCCGGCCAGATCCGCACGGTCCCCGCCGCCTCGCCCAGCCCGGTCTCGGCTAGAACCTGCGCGGCTCCGATGACGTTGGCTGAGATCTGCACGTCCGCCAAGAGCGCCGCTAGCGCCTCGGTGTCCGCCTGCGCCTGCCGCACCGCGTCGAGGGCCTGCCCGTATGTGCTAGACCTCTCGACGCCGTCAACAAAAGGGCGGGCAACCTCGCGGTGTAGCGGCCTCGCCTTGGCGACCGCCTGCTCCACCATGGCGTCCTCTTGGCGATCGATCAGGTCCAGTGCGTCGTCATCCTCTGCGGCAAACAGTGTGCCAGTCTTGGCATGCCCGCAGCAGCCCTGGCCGTGCGATGCTTCTGCAAACGGCATGCCACCGCCGCCGCCGGACGGGGGCCGCTCTAGCACGGGCTCGTCACCCTCGGGGGCCGGGATCCCGAAGCGATCGTAGACCCAGGCCACTGGGATCGGCAGGCCGGCGTCAACTGCGAGAACCTTGACACGGTCGGCCAACTTGTCCAGGTCTTCGGACTCCTCCGACACGAGCCGGAGCATTGGGATCTCAGCGTCCGGGCCGAAGTTGAAACGGACGAACGGGGCGATCAACTGCCGCGTCACAATGTCGGCAAGTGCTGCGGCGTCGGCCTCCAGAATGTCTTGCCGAACGGCGGCCGCCTCATCCTCGCCGCCCAGCCTGCCCGAAGTGGAGCTGCTGGAGCCCTCGTGACCCAGCACGGCCCTAGCGATCTGGCGGTCGATGTATTCCACAAAGGCAGCGTAGGAGTCCCCACTGTCGCCCCGGTTGGCTTCCTGAAACTCGATGTTTGTCTGGTCCGACAGGATCGCTGCAGCATCCGTGCCAAGCGAGGCGAGGGCCTGGCGCAAAGCCTGCCTGTCTGCCGTTGTGCTGGCCGGAGAGTAGCGCCCGATCCGCAGCGGCTGGCCGTAGACCTCCATATACACGACCCAATCCCGAAAGATGATCGTCTTGAAGAGGTGCGACCACAGCAGGAGCCGCCCGATCCCGGCTCTGTGCCGCATGGTGTAGCCCGACGCCGACCGGTGCACGATCCACTTGCCCGGACGGAGGGGCTGCCCAACCGTGTCCGCAGGGCTTACCAGCCGCAGATCGCCAAGCTCGCCGCTTGCCATGTTGCCGGTATTGTAGCGGAATCTCTTGGTCGGCCGGTGGTAGACGCCTGCGATCTCTGCCCGCCCGCCGTTGATGGTCCAGACGATCTCGCACGCCGAAAGCGGGTGGACGATGGCGCCGAGCAAGGCGGACAGCACCCCGCCGAAGTCCAGCGCCTCGGGGTCGCCACGCCAACCCAGCCCGTCCAACATATCCCGCACGGCATCAGCGATCTCGGGGTCCTCGGTGTCCGATACCTCCCGCCGCAGCCCAAGCACGGCCAGGGTGCGGGTGTTGACGACCGCCGCCGCCTGCCAGTCGCGCTCCAAGATCTGGCTCACGATCTCGGACAGCGGGCCGATCTCTCCGTCGTCTGCCCGCCGAATGGCCGAGGCGATCCGGGCCGGGGTCGGGGCGGCGCCGCTGGTGGAGTAGGTGTAGTCCGAGCGATCCGCCTCGCAGTCTACGGTCGCCAGGGCCTTGCGGTCTTCGGCGTCCAGCGGTGCGGCCGGCGGCGGGGCGATCTCGGAGGCCTCAGTGCGGCCGAAAAGCCGTTGCAGGAATGATGCCACTACCAGACCCCCGACAGGCTGCCGCCCGTGCTGCGGATAGGCTCATAGCCTACCACCGTTCGCCCAGGTTGTCCGACCTCCCACCCTTCCAGGCCCTGGCTTGTGGCGTCCACGTCGTCATCCGTGGCCCCAGCAGGAAACGTGCCAAGCGCATTGCGGTAGGCGTGGACCCAGGGAGCGACCCGGGGCGACGGCAGGATCAGGTTGCCCGCCCGCAGGAGGGGCAGGATGCGCCGGAAGCGGGCCCGCTTGTCTGCCACCCCGGGCTCCCAGGCAACGATCCCGGGGATGAGCGAGCGAAGGCGGGGAATCAGCACCCGGCCGTCTGCCTTGTTCTCGACTCGTTTCTCCGTCGCCTGCGGGTAGCGGCGGCAAAGCTCGATAAACCTTTGCTCCTCTTCGGGATACTCCCAGCGCCCGGCTACTCGGTCGACTAGGTAGATCTCGCCCTGCGCACGGTACGGGCGGAAGAACACAAGCCCGACCGCCTCGCTGGTCTTCTTTCCCTTGCCGCCGTTGCGCAGGTCCCAAGAGATCCGCCACTCACCGGGCACGGAAGGCAGCGAGTCCCACTCACGCTCCAGCCACGAGAGCTGGCAATCATATCCGCCGTCCGGTGCGGGGCGCTGCTGATACAGGCTGGCAAAGGTTGCCGGGTCCGACTCGCGCAGGGCCTCCGCACGGTCCAGCGAGAAGAACTCAGGCCAAAGGACCTCGCCGGGCTGGCGGGGGTCGTCGTCGCGCTCCTCTTCTGCGATGCAGCGCAGCTCCACTAGTTCCCACTGCTCAGCGCCCCGGTGCGTCGCCGCCTCGTGCAAGAGCCGGGCCACTAGGTCGTCGTCGTGCCAGCGGGTCATAATCAGCACGATCCGAGAAGTTGGCACGGTTCTTGTCCGAAAGTCGGAGTTGAACCAGTCCCAGACCCGATCACGAGACGCCAGCGAGTAGGCGTCATCTACGTTTCGGAACGGATCGTCAACGATTCCGAGATCGAACCGCTGCCCAGCAATGCCGCCGCCAACGCCCCGGGCAAGGTAACTGCCGCCGGTCCCCACGATCTCCCATTCGTCCGAAGTGTTGCGCGCCGTCTGGCGTTCGTCCGTGGCAACGTGCTTTGGGTTGAGAGACGTTCCAGGGAAAGCCAAGCGATATTGCTCGCCCAGGAGCACTTGCTTGACTTGCCGGGAGATCTTCGTTGCGAGGCCCTGGCCCCAAGAGCAGGCGATGATGCGGTCCGAAGGGTTGACCCCGAGATCCATGGCCGGGAGCCGGATCGAGGCCAGCTCAGTCTTGCCGTGGCCGGGCGGCATGCAAAGAATGAGCCGAGGCACAGAGCCAGAGATCACGCCGTCGAGCTTGTCCGCAACCAGCCGATGATGCCAGTTGGCATGGTACTTGCCGTGGGTAAACAGCGTGAAGGCTAGGAGATTGCGCCGAGCCTCACGAATCGCCGCCTCCCGCATGAGCTCCAGCGGCGAGAACTGCGGCATATCGTGCGATCTGCGCATCAAGCTCCTCTTGGCTCAGCTCTTGCACGGCCAGCCCGCCGGACACTTGGACCCGCAGGGCGCCGTCAAGCGAGAGCATCTTGGCCCGCCGCTCCATGACGCCGAGGGCCGCACGGACGGCCGCAGGGTCACCGTCCTTGACGGCTGGCATGAGTCCTGCCAGCATTTCGTCTAGGCGGGCGCAGTCGAGAAAGACGATCTCCTCTGCCGTCTCTGCCAGGGCCTCACGAGCCCGAGCGATCGCAGAGCGGACCCGGGCCGCAGCGGTCGCAGACGAACAGCCGAGGGCGGCGCCGATCTCGGTGTAGCTGGATCCGGCCTTGCGCATCTCGACTGCCTGGACTTCCTGATCCAGCGTGAGAAGATCCCTAGGCGTGGGGCGGGCTTGGCTCATGCCGACAGTATGGCATGGATCTTGATGGCTGTCCGGGGAATCTGCGAGGGGCTAGAACAGGGAGCCTTGAGCGGGGCTTGTGGCCGCTGACTTGCGCAAAGACTGCCGAACGTGGGGCCTCTCGCACGCCGCACGGGCCACCTCTGCCCAGTGCGGATCCTTCTCGATGCCGACGAAGCGCCGGCCCTCAGCAAGCGCCGCACGGCCGCAGCTTCCGCCGCCAGCGAAGGCGTCAAGCACGAGGTCACCGGGCCGACTGGACGCCAGGATTGCATGCCTGAGCAGCGCCTGTGGCTTCTCGCAGGGGTGCTTGCCGGGGTAGGCTCCGACCGTCTCGAAGGTCCATGCGTCGGTGTAGGGCACATCGGCGCTCACCGTGAACGGCCGCCGCAGGTCCTCGTACTCGCGCCGCAGGTGCTCGTACTCCCGCCGCAGGTGCTCGTACTCCCGCCGCAGGTGCTCGTACTCCCGCCGCAGGTACTCGCCGCCGCTGGCATTGAAGAGTTGACGGAGCGCCTCGTAGTGCCCTGGCGTCGGGAGCCACCACTGCGACCGGCTGAAGTAGTGCCGCGCCGCCATGCCACCCGGCGTCGCGGAGAAGCCGCAGGCAACGTTGCAGGCCACCTTGTCGACCCCCGCCCGCACGCGCTCCCCGTCCAGGTAGGCCCGCAGCGGCTCGAACACGAAGCCCCGCAGGCGCTCACACTGGGCAGCATAGCCAGACTCGCCCAGCGCCATGGAGTCTGCGCCTCTCTGCTCGCAGAAGATGACCGCCTCAGACGAAGAGAAGTAGCGGCGCAGGTCGGCCTTGTGCGACCGGTTTGCCATGCTGGACGGCTTGACCCACCGGATCGAGTTCAACACCTCAAACCGCTCGGCCAGCATGCACTCGACCCGGGCCGCCATTTCGACCGAGGCGAAGAGATACAGCGATCCCGACGGCGACAGCACCCTCTTGAACTCGTCGGCTACCTTCCCGAGCCAGTTGATGAAGGCGGCTGCGGTCGGCCACTGCCGATCCCAGTCGTCGCCCTTGACCCGGTAGTATGGCGGGTCGGTCAAAATCAGGTCGACGCTTCCTGGCTCCAGAGTCGGCAGCACGTCGAGGCAGTCTCCGCAGTGGATTGTGAAGCTCACCTGGGCTCCAGATCGTGGGCCAGCAGCAGCGCGTCAAAGTCTGCCTGGTGCTTGCGCAGTAGGTCGGCGGACTTGCGGATGGCGTCGTGTAGGCGGATGTTGTGGGCGCCAAGCCTGCCTACCCTGTCTTGCTCTTCTTTCAGGGCACAGACAAAGCGATCTGCGGTTTCGCGCAGCCTGGCGTTTTCGTCGTCGTCCGGGCGGACCGCAGGTCTTTCGGCCTCCAGCGCATAGACCCGCTCGGACAGGTCGGCCACTACTCGGGCGAGGTCTGCGCTGCCGCACTGGCACTGGTGTCGGGGCTGGTCGGGCATTGGGGCTCCTTGGCTAGAAGGCTTCGGTTGGTAGCGAGTTCACGAGATTGCAGATCGCCCGCTTCATGTTTAGCGCTTCGCTTTGGGCCCGCTGCAGTTCCTTCTGCAACGTCAAGACAAGGCGTGTCCTCTCTTTGTAGCCCTCGATCAGTTCTCCCACCATGGCGTCCAGTTCGTGCGGCTCGGCGGGGTCCAGCCCCAAGGCCTTCTCCAGCGCTTCGCCCATCTTGGCCAGCCTGGCGTTTGCAGCGGCATTTCCGGCCCGCATGTCTTGCTTGGCTTGCCTTGCGGCGTCTCGCTCTTCCTTGGCCGCCTTGTCGGAGTCCGACAGCATCCTGGCCAGCTCCGAGAGCCTGAACCGATACTGGTAGCGTGGGACCCCAAGAGCCTGCTCCAGGATGTCGCGCACGGTTGAGGCTTCGTTGTTGGCCTCTTGCCACTCCTGGCGGTCTTGGTCTCTTGCGGCCTTCATGGCGGCGAGATCGGCCTTGGTGGCCTCGTGGGCCTTGCGCTCGGCGGCCAACTCGGCCATCGCCTTCTCCCGACCGCTTCGTTCCGAGTCAAGAGCAGAGCGGCTCACGGCAACGAAGTCCCTGCCTAGCACATAGACCCAGGTCCCGCTATCTCCGCCCATCATGCCGAACGGGTCTGAATTGTTCCCTGCCATCTTCCACTCCTATTCGCTGGCTCATGGTCCAGCACGCCCAGTCAACCATGCACCCCGTGCACAGTCTCCAAGCCCTACCATGCAAATCCGGCGGTGTCAAGCACATAACTTGGTCCACCGCCCCGCAGCGGTCGCAGTGTGGCCCGTCGTCACCCCTCACGGGCGGCCTTGGCCAACACGCGAGAGACTGCGGCCTGGTCCCAGCGTCCGCCCCGGCGGGACCTAAGCCCGGCGGCGTCCAGAGCGGCGGCGATCTTGCGCTGGCTCACGCCTGCGGCGGCCATGGCCCGGATCTCCCTCACGGTCTCGGCGTAGGTAGCCGGCGACGGGCGAGGCACCGGGCGCAGCGCTAGGGCATCCAGACCACGCAGGATCAGCAGGCGAGCGGCTCGCTCTGGAGTCCCAAGGCCTATGACAGCCTCGGGCATAGCGGCGCCAAACTGGGCAAGCCTGGCGATTGTGCCAGCCGGCAGCGATACGGTCATAGTCTCACGGGGTCGCACTGTACTTCCTCCACACGCACGGCCAACACCGCACGAACACAAGCACGCCGTTAGGCATCCGCCGCAGATAGATCGGCTCGGCGTACAGATCGCAGTAGGCATGCTCGCACGGGACGCAGACGACAGCGTGCGGGCACTGGCGGCCGGAGACTAGGCACAAGCGGGTGGGCTTCACTGCTAGCACCCAGCCATGCCAATCCAGAACGCAGTTGGCGTTCTTGGCACGGACTCAACCGACGCCAAGTTGTCGTAGCCAACCCCGTAATAGACAGAGCGATCTGTCCAGAGCATGAACGGCACGGCTTGCCAAGGCAAATGAACGAAAAACCTAGCGTCAAGCTCCGGCGACTGCCACGCCTCGGACCCGTGCCGCAGTTCGTTGCCAACCAAAAGAGCGATCGCCGTTTCTCCATGCTCCATTTCTTTGGCCAGCAGCTTTCGCCATGTTGTCGCCTTCCTGTTAGAGTCACTCACTTGCTGGCCTCCAACGCCTCTAGTGCCATTTGTAGCAGGTACTGCCCAAGATCGCAAGCCTCTTCGTGCGCGTCCTTGGGCACGTCCCGGCCGTTGAATAGCCGCAGCGTGTCGCCGTAGTGCTCAACCCCGGTGGCCTGGCGCTCCCGCATGATCTCGGGCAGCGGAACGCCTCGGTGCACAGACAGCGCCCGGGCCAGCACGATGGCAACCCCGGCGCAGTCCAGGATCCCCCGTGGCGTGTCCAGGCGCAGGCGGGCTAGCGTCGGGTGAGAGTCCAGCGCCAGGATCTCGCAGTCTGCCTGGCCCCGGTCTAGTTGGGCCAGCAGCAGTCCGGTCACATCGAGGCCGTCGCCGGTGGGGCGGGGCTGGTCAGGCATCGTTGTACTTCGTGGAAAACACTCCCGGCAGAAGGCAACGAACTCCGCCACAACGCGGTCAAGGCTGAGGCCATCTGTCACGTCATCAACGCCCGGAGCGCTCCACGCGTCCAGCATGTCGTATGGGCCGAGTGGGCTGCAGTCGGGCTGCGCTCCGATCTCGATTGTCCGGCTCCCATCCTCGTCTGCGTCCAGCAAGATCTCGACGGATCCGCCGCTGCTCGGGCCGATCCACGGCGCCAGGATCTCCGAAGCAAAGGGCTCAAGAGCGGTCACGAAGTCGTGCGCCCGCTGGATCGCCGTCGGGTCCAGCGCCGTGGCGCCGTAGCTGTCCCACCCGTCTTCCAGTTTGGCAAGTTCGTCAATGCGCCCGTGGAGCTTGGCGGCGTCAAATGCGTCAGGCATCGTCGTTCTCCTTGGCCCTGCATCGCCGGCAGATCGGGACGCAAGCGAGCCGCACTTCGCCGCACTGGACGTGCGCCGGTTGGCCAGTGAGTTCTGCGAGCGTGGCGAAGGCGCCGCAGACCGGACAGCGGATCCGCCCATGGCGATCGTGGATCGCCATGACCTGGCCCATGGTGAGGCCGCCCCACTTGTCGCTCACCAGTCGATCCTCCCGGTCTCTCGGAGCCAGTCAACGACCTGCTGCGAGGTGCCGGTGAAGACCACCACATCGCCCTGCATGATCTCCCTGGTGTAGACGCCGGCGCCGGGCGACTCTGGCACGCGGTGCCGCAGGCCAAGTGCAAGCAGGAGGTCGCGCAGCGGGAGGTTTGTCTGGTCAGGCATTGACGGGCCTCTGTTCCAGCGCCATGCAACTGGAGCAGCGACGGATATCTTTGGTGCCGCTAGGGTCAGACCGCAGCGCACGCCCAAACAGACCGCAGCGAGGATGAAGCCCCGAGAGGGTAATCTCATGCTCAATGAAGTTGCACTGCTTGCTGCCAGACTGGCACCTGTCGCCGCTTGCTGCTAGCGCCAACGTCACGTTGATCATCGCGTTTGCTCCACTGGCTTGCCTACGTCCAGTAGGCTTGCCGCTGTTGCCTGTTCCTTGGGTCCAACCTATACTCCGGCTCCCGGCAGTGCGCAAGCAAAAACGTCTCTTCGCTTTCACAGTGGATGCGGCCCCGGCCGTCGCACAACCATCCCCCGTCCATGCGCAGCCCGTACCGCTTCAAGCCCGCCATTAGCCCGCCGCTGTACCTCGCAGGCCCCGTGCGGATGGCCAGGATCGGCCCCCACTGCCCCGGGTCTAACACGGCGAACACGTCCACCTGAGGGCAGTCGGCGGTCTCGGGATAGCATCGATACCGCTCGCCGCCACGGACTGGAGCAGGCAGCCGGCCGGCTTTGGTCAGTCGGTCTAGCTCGGCCCAGGCCAGATTGACCAGCGTAGAGCTCTCAGGCCCAAAGAGATCGCCTTGCACGGCCAACGGAGCAAACCTTGGCTGCAACACGATCTCGAGATCGCCCACGGTGTCGCACCGGCGGCGGACGCTGCCAGCGGCTTGGATCCGCTCGCAGTGCGGCCGCAGTAAAGCGATCAGGTCCTCGGCGGCTTGCTCTGCTACTGGCAGGGGCCAGCGGCGGCCGTGGCTCACAGCTCGAAACCGTCCATGGCCTCTAGGCACCGGTAGCAGGGCGCAGCGAGGTGGCAGTTGCAGTCGGCTGGCGGAACGTACTCTTCTCCGGCCCAGCGCACGACGCGCCAGCGCGGCGAGTAGTCCCCGGTGCGCATGCGCTCGGCGCCGTCCTTCGGTGCATCGGGGTCGAAGTACTCCTGCCAGGTCCCGTCATCTTCTCGGCGGAGAAGCAGCGGGTCTCCGTCCTCATCCACCGACCACCACTCCGAGGAGTCGTTCGGCTCGGTCCTCTGCTCCCCCAGGGTGCACTCGCTCATCCAGTCGCTGTTCATCGTCCATCTCCTTTGGCCGCCTTGATGC